AAACATTAACTAATAAAACTTTAACATCACCTACACTTAATACTGCGGTATTACAATTAGGAGCATCTTTAAACACTAATGGTTTTAATATTGCATTCAATAATGCAACAGGAATAGATGATGATTCGGGTAATCAACAAATTATATTTAATAAAACTGCATCAGCAGTTAACGAAGTAACGATTGCTAACGCAGCAACAGCAAATGATCCAACTTTTACAGCATCTGGTGATGATACAAATATTGGTTTGGATTTTATTCCAAAAGGAACAGGTGCGGTAACGTTTCTTGGTACTGGTAAAATTCAACAAGTAAAAGAAAAAGTTTCAGTGTTTGCAACAGCAACTACTGGAACAATTAATTACAATTTTTTAGATCAAGCTGTTCTTTTTCATACAACGGTGGCGACAGGTCAATTTACAATAAATTTAAGAGGTAGTTCTTCTACAACTCTTAATAATATGTTGTCAGTTGGTGAGTCTATAACAGGTGTATTTATGAATACAAATACTACTTTTTATGTTTCAACAATAACGATTGATGGTTCATCAACTAACGTTGTACTTGAGTATCAAGGTGGTTCTGCACCTACATCAGGTAATGCAGGGATAGATGTTTATTCATTTACTGCAATTAAAACATCAACAACCCCAGCATATACACTTTTAGCGTCACAAACTCAATTTAATTAAGGAGATTTTGTAATGCCTTTATACTCAACACGCGGAGCAGCATCAGCAAGAGGATTTGGATTTGGTGGTGGACTTGGTTTAATTGTTGCTGCAACAGGTGGAACTGAAACAACTGATGGTGATTACAAAATACATACATTTACAGGCCCTGGAACTTTTACAGTAACTAAAGGTGGACTAGTTAATTATTTAGTAGTAGCAGGAGGAGGTGGTGGCGGAGTAGCTACACAAATTCCTGGAGGAGGTGGTGGAGGCGGTGGAGGATTTAGAGAAGGTAAAAATCCAACAGCACCTTATACAGCTTCTCCTCTAGTAGCATCAAAAGGATTAGGAGTTCCTGGCGGAGCTTATCCAATTACAGTTGGCGGAGGTGGAGCAGCTGGAAATCCTCCAGGAACACCTACTTATAGAGGATCTCCAGGAAACCCTTCAATATTTTCAACTATTACATCAACAGGTGGAGGTGGTGGAGAAAATTACACAGGAGTAGGTAACCCAGGTCGACCAGGAGGTTCAGGTGGTGGTGGAGTTTCAGGAGGTGGTGGACTTGGAAATGATCCTCCAGTAAGTCCTCCACAAGGACAACCAGGAGGAGATAGCGGTGGTCCTTTCGGATCAGGCGGTGGCGGAGGTGGAGCAACGGCGGCTGGAGGTGGACCTCCTTCTGCTGGAGGAGCTGGAGCAAGTACAGCAATAAGAAATTCACCAGGAGCGCCTGGACCATTAGGTTATTCTGGAGGTGCAGGAGGTTCGCCGGGAGGTGCAGGAACACCTACTTTTGGAGGAGGGGCTGCTGGAGGTGCAGGAACTGCAAATAGAGGCGGAGGTGGTGGTGGAAACGCTGCTGCTGGTGGATCTGGAGTTGTTATAATAAGATATAAATTTCAATAAAAATTATGGCACATTTTGCAAAAATAAATGAAAATAACGAAGTTTTAACAGTTTTAACATTGAATGATAGTGACATGTTAAATGCTTCTGGTGTTCCAGACGAATCAATTGGTCAACAATATTTACAAGCAAATAATAATTGGCCGGCTCATTTATGGATTCAAACTTCTTATAATACAATAGCTAATAAACATTTACTAGGTGGAACTCCTTTTAGAGGAAATTATGCAGGAATAGGTTATATTTGGGACGAAGTTAATCAAATTTTTTGGTCTAAAAAAACATATCCATCATGGATAAAAGATATTATAACTGCAACATGGAAATCACCTATTGGTGATGCACCAACATTGACTCAAGAACAAATTGATCAAAATACAGCTAATACTCATTTATGGTCGTATAACTGGAACGAGACAAATCAATCTTGGGATTTAGTTAATTTATTTGCTTCTTAATTATATTTGATTTAAGTATTAAAATATATTATATACTTTTGTATATATGCAAAAGAAAGTACTATCAGAAATAGATTTGTATTTTGGGCAAATAGAAATGCCAAAAGGTTTTGAAATTGATAGAGAAATATTAACTAAAGATATTTTATCTTATACAATTTATAATAAAGATTTTCCATTTTCTAAAGCTTGGGACATGTTACAAACATATCTACGAGAACATATAAATTTAAAGTATGGTTTTTCTTTAGTAAATAAAGAAACAATTGGAGATATTTATTCTCCTGGTCAATATTCACATTCTTTATTACAACTTAACCCTGTAGATTTAAGACACTCTCCTGATTATGTAATGTTATATGGAGTAAATGTTGGAAAAGATTCTTGTAAAGTATTTATAGAATATGATTCTAATAGAAGAAAAGGAAGAAGTTGGGAGATATTATTAAATAATAATGATTTTGTAATGTTTCCTTCTACACAAATATATCACGTAACAACTAACACATCTAAACAATTAAATTTTATATTAACAACTACTTATGAATTTATCTAATTATTATTATTATTTTAAATCTGTATTAACACCAAAATTTTGTGATGAAGTCATTAAGTATGGATTACAACATGAAGAAGTTTTAGCTGTTGTAGGCGATCACAACATGAATAGAAATTTAAAAGAAGAACCTTTAAAAAAAGAAGAAATATTAGATTTAAAAAAGAAAAGAAATTCAAACATAACATGGCTAAGAGATTCTTGGATATATAAAGAAATTGTTCCATATATTCATCAAGCAAATAAATTAGCAAATTGGAATTTTGATTGGAATTATTCTGAACCATGTCAGTTTACAAAATATAAATTAAATCAACATTATGATTGGCATTGTGATTCATGGGATAAACCTTATGATAACCAAAATGATATGAGTATGCATGGTAAAATTAGAAAGTTATCTGTAACTTGTCAATTGACAGATGGAAGTGAATATGTGGGTGGAGAATTACAGTTTGATACTAGAAATTATGATCCACATATGAGAGATGAGGATAAACATTTAATAACAGTAAAAGAAATACTTCCTAAAGGATCTATTGTTGTATTTCCTTCTTTTGTATGGCATAGAGTACAACCAGTTACGAAAGGAACAAGATATTCATTAGTTATTTGGAACCTTGGATATCCGTTTAAATAATATGTTTAAAGAAGAATATTTTAAAACACCGTTTTGGTTTGAAGAAAAAAAAGATTTTTTAAAATCACTTACAAAAGCTACAGATAAATACATTAAAGAAGCCAAAGAATTAAAAAAAGAAGATATAAAAAAATATAATGATTTTGGAATGTCTTATCATTCAAAACCTTTAATAGAAGATACTAAATTTAAAGATTTTCATAATTATGTAAATCAAAAAGCTTTTGAGTTTTTAGATTGGCAAGGATTTGACATGCAACAATATACTACTTTTTTTTCTGAAAGTTGGGTACAAGAATTTGCTAAAAATGGTGGTGGTAATCATTATGCACATATCCATACTAATCAGCATGTGTGTGGATTTTATTTTCTTAAAGCAAGTGAAAATACGTCTTATCCAATATTTCATGAACCTAGAACAGGTGCACGTTGTACAAAATTAAAACTTAAAAACCAAGATGAAATCACTTATGGTTCAGAAATTGTTCATTTTAAAGTTCAGCCTGGAATACTTATATTTTTTCCAGGATATATGGAACATGAATTTGTAGTAGATCATGGTAAAGAACCATTTAGATTTATTCATTTTAATATACAAGCAGTTCCTAAAGAAATGGCAAAGGTAAACATATAATGACTAAATATAATTTTAAAAAAGATAGATTTACAGTAATTAAAAAAGCAATAGATCCAAAGATTGCAAATTTTATTTACAATTATTTTTTAATGAAAAGACAAGTCGCAAAAACAATGTTTGATGCAAGGTATATTTCTCCATTTACAACTGAGTTTGGAGTATGGACAGATCAACAGGTACCTAATACTTATTCCCACTATGCTGATATTGCAATGGAAACTTTGTTATTATTAGTTCAACCTATTATGGAAAAAACAACAGGATTAAAATTAAATCCAAATTATTCTTATGCAAGAATTTATAAAAAAGGTGATATATTAGAACGTCATAAAGATAGATTTTCATGTGAAATATCTACAACATTAAATCTAGGCGGAGATTCATGGCCAATATTTATTGAACCAAATCCTAAAATGGGAGAAAATATTGAAGGCAAAGGATATGTTTCTAAAAATACAAAAGGAATAAAAGTAAATTTAGAGCCCGGAGATATGTTAGTATATCGTGGAAATGAATTAGAACATTGGAGAGATGTATTTAAAGGCGAAGACTGTGCTCAAGTTTTTTTACACTATAATAATATTGCAACTAAAGGATCAAAAGAAAATATTTATGATCGTAGAATTCATCTAGGTCTTCCTGCTTGGTTTAAAAAATAATACTATGTTTGAATCTCACATAAATGCTATCTTTCCAACACCAGTTTATCAATCCAAATTAAATAGAAATTTTACAGGTAAAGAATTATTATTTGTTAATAACAACAAAAATATTGTATATAATAATACAGGAAATACCGTGTCAAAAAATAATTATGTATTAGAAGATAAGTTATTTAATAATTTAAAAAAAGAATTAGATTTAAGAGTAAAAGATTATTTTGATAAAATTATATCTACTTCTGATAATATTAAACCCTATATTACTCAATCTTGGTTAAACTATACTGAAACTAATCAATATCATCATAAACACAATCATTTTAATTCATTAGTTTCTGGAGTTTTATATATAAATTCTGATGAAAAATATGATACAATTACTTTTTATAAAGATAGTTACCAATCACTAAAACCTAATATAAAAGAAAACAATTTATTTAATTCAGAATCTTGGTGGTTTCCTGTTAAAACAGGGGATATAATACTTTTTCCATCTTCCTTACTTCATATGGTGTCTACTAAACAAGGGGATAATACAAGAGTCAGTTTAGCCTTTAATGTTTTTATAAAAGGAGATATTGGTGATGAAAAAAATTTAACTAAATTAAAGATAAATTAGTAACATTTAAACATAGTTAATTAAGTGATATACTAGGCATAAATATGCCATTAAAAAAAATACCATTACCTCCAGGTTTTGATAAGAATGATACAGCATCTCAAGCAGAGGGACGTTGGATTGATGGAGATAATGTACGTTTTCAATATGGATCACCTGAAAAGATAGGTGGTTGGCAACAAATTAATTCATCTATACTAGTAGGCGCAGCTAGAGACATACATTCTTGGTTTGATTTAACTGGCAGACGTTATGTAGCTATCGGCACGAACAAAGTTTTATATATTCTTTTTGATGAAGTGTTTTACGATATTACACCTTTGGGAACAGCACTAACAAGTTGCACTTATACATCAACTACAGGTTCTACAACAGTTACTATTAACAAAAATGCACATAATTTAGTTGTTGGAGATTTAATTAAATTTACAAGTGTAACAACACCAGGACCAACTACAACAAGTTTTACAACAGCTAATTTTGAAACCAATTCATTTGAAGTAATTACAGCTACAACAAATACATTTACAATTACTATGCCTGTTACAGAAACAGGAACAGGAGTTACTACAGGTGGATCACTTATAACAAACCCTTATGTTAATATCGGACCATTAGCCGCGACACTTGGTTATGGATGGGGAGCAGGTACTTGGAATTTATCTACTTGGGGTACTTCTAGATCAGTTTCTAATACGACAATTGATGCAGGAAGTTGGTCTTTAGATAATTTTGGAGAACTATTAATTGCAACAATTAAAAATGGTAAAACTTTTTCATGGGATCCTAATGCAGGAGCTGGAGTTAACACACGTGCAACTGTTATATCAGGTAATCCTACAGCAACAGTTCTAACAAGAGTATCGGACAGAGATAGACATTTAATTCATTTTGGAACTGAAGCTACTATTGGATCAACTGCTACTCAAGATCCAATGTTTATAAGATTTTCAGATCAAGAAGATATTGAAGTATATGAACCAACTTCAACTAACACAGCAGGTACATTTAGATTAGATAATGGTAGTAGAATCGTAGCAGCTGTTAAGGGTAAAGATTATATATTAGTTTTAACAGATGAAGCAGCATACACAATGCAGTTTGTGGGACCACCTTTTACATTCAGTATTCGTCAAGTTGGATCTAACTGTGGTTGCATTGGACAACACGCAGCAGTCTTTGTAGATGGTGCTGTGTATTGGATGGGTGATTCTGGTAATTTCTTTGTATTTGATGGAACAGTTAAAACATTACCTTCTTCAGTTGAAAACTTTGTATTCACTACAACAGGAGATGCTTTAGGACTTAATTTTACAAATGGTGAATTAGTGTTTGCAGGACATAATAGTTTATTTACAGAGATTAACTGGTTCTATCCACAAGCATCTTCAACACAAATAGATCGAGTGGTTACTTATAATTACGACCTTAAAACATGGACTACAGGATCGCTTGCAAGAACAACATATGAAGATGCTCATGTATTAGAGTATCCAAGTGCCACTAAATTCATTTCAACATTAACTCCAAATACTCCAACAATTAATGGTGTTACAAATGGTGGTAGTTATTTCTTTGCACATGAGGTGGGTGTAAACGAAGTTCTTAATTTAACAAGCACAAATACAACAAACATTACTATACCTGCTTTTATTAGATCAGGAGATTTTGATTTAGATATAGAAGGAGATGGTGAATTCTTTATTAAGATAAGAAGATTTATTCCTGACTTTAAATATATAGATGGTAATACAAAGGTAACTTTATTCTTTAAAGCGTACCCAGCAGATTCAACCACGGCTCAGGGACAAACAACTGTAGGTCCCTTTACAGTGTCCTCGACAACAGATAAGATAGACACACGCGCGCGAGGAAGACTTGCTAGTATTAAAATTGAAAACGATGCACTTAATGACAATTGGCGTTATGGTATATTTAGAGTAGATATACAACCAGACGGCAGAGGCGGAAGTGCTCCACAAACATAATGGCTAAAATAAATTTATATATACCAGAACCACAACCAGTCTATACACCTGATAGTATTAGACAAATTAATCAAGCATTAGAAACATTAAAGGATCAGTTAAACTTTTCCTTTCAAGAAGAATTAAAACAAGAATTAGAAAGATTTAATTGGTATAACGTAAGGTATGGTTGTTAATGAGTTGTGATAATATTAATGTTACTACACAACCAATAAGTATTACAGGAACTAATACAGATGCATTTGGAAGATTAAGAGTATCTCAACCTTATTCTTTATTTGATTCTCAAAATAGATACGCAATAGATAATCAATTTGATACTGTATTTATTACAGGTGGAAGTACTAGTTTTTTAGTTAATGAAGCTTCAGTTGCAATGATAAATGATACAACTTCTGGAGCGGAAGTAGTTAGACAAACTTTTAGATCGATGCTTTATCAACCTGGAAAAAGTTTATTAGTTCTTGCAACATTTAAAGCTGCAGCTCCTACTGCAAATTTAAGACAACGTATTGGATATTTTGGAACTCAAAATGGAGTATATTTTGAAACATCAGGAGCTGGAACAACTACTTCTGCTCTTAAAGCTTTTGTACTTAGAACTTCTATAGGAGGTTCTGTAGATAATACAACAAGAAGAGTTGAACAATCTGCTTGGAATGGAGATAAATTAGATGGAACTGGAGCAAGTGGTTTAACATTAGATTTAAGTTATCCTCAAATATTATGGATGGATTTTGAATGGTTAGGTGTTGGTAATGTTAGATGTGGTTTTATTATCAATGGTCAATATATAGTTTGTCATACTTATCAAAATGCTAACTTTACTGGAAACTCTGTTTACATGACTACAGCAATATTACCCGTAAGATATGAAATAACAAATACAGGAGCAACTACGACAACTTCTACTTTAAAACAAATATGTTCATCAGTTATGTCAGAAGGTGGACTAGAGCCTACTTCAATATCACATGTTGCATTAAGATCCACTGCATTAACTGTTGGAACTACAATAACTCCGTTAGTATCTATTAAACTTACTTCGAATGCTTTAGGTGCAGTAGTTCTACCACAAGCACTTAGAGTTTTACCAACTAGTGCTGATAATTTTGAAATACGACTTGTTAAAAATGCAAATTTAAGTGGAGCTATTTATAGTCTTGTAACAAGTGATACAAATGTGTTGTTTGATACTAATGCAACTGCAATGACAGGTGGAACTATTACTCAAATAAATTACGCTGCTTCTTCTAATCAAGGGACTACTCCATTAAATGAAGCTGGAGTATTTAATTGGGATACTCAATTAGGTGTCTCTATTTCTGGAGTAAGTGATGTTTACACTGTTGGAGTAAGAACATTTAGTGGAAGTGGAAACGTAGTAGGATCTTTAACTTTTTTTGATTTAACACAATAATACTATGGCTAATTATTATAGAAATGCTTTTTACGATCCGACAACAGTAGCAGTGACTTCTGTATATGTTTGTCCATCTAATTCAAGAGCAATTATACAAAATATTCAAGTTACAAATGAATCTGGATCTAAAATATTAAAAGCTTCAATTATAGATGCATCAGTAAGTACAACTTATCAAATAGCTTACGCTAGTATATCTGGTCCTACTATTTGTAATATTGCAAATGGTCCTATTGTATTAGAAGAAAGTGATTCCATACTATTGCAAACTAATGATACGAATGCTATATCTGCCGTATTATCTATATTAGAAATGAATAGAAACGATCAAAACGGTTAATGGCTAGAAAAACAAGTAATGGTTCAGGTTCTTTTATTAAATATACTAATAAAAAAAGACCTGGAAGACATTCAAAAAGTCCAAATAAAAGAAATGATCGTAAAGAATATCGTGGACAAGGAAGACGTTAATAGTATATAATAATAGTTTATGAAAACTACAATAATTGACGGAGTAGAAGTTCCAGTTGTACCAGCCAAAGCGGTTGAAGTTATTACAAATAAAACTACTGGACAAACTTACGATTCAATAGCTGAATTTAATGCAGATGTTGCAAATCCTAATACTCCAACAAAAGCAGAAGACTTACAACAAGACGTACAAATAACAGTTGCATCTTTATCGGTATTTGGTAAAACTAAGTAATGAATCCATACGGTGGCACCGAAATCCAACTAGAATACTTACATAAGTACGTATCAAAAGAGCTTCTTGATAAAGTTAATATCACTACATCTATTCCAGAAAAAACACCTATTCTTATAAATAAAACAAATATACTTTGGGTACATAATAGTTATGATCAACCTAATCTTTATCCTTGGTTCAAGAATAAATTAAATCATAGAAAATATGATTGGTACGTTTTCAATTCACATTGGACATATGAAAAGTATAGAATGATATTTGATATTCCAACAGATATATCATTGGTTATTAAAAATGGATTTGATGATGACTTAATAGTGAAATCTGAGTTTAAACCTAAAGAGAAACTAAAACTTGTTTATACCTCAACTCCTTGGCGTGGATTAGACGTTTTACTATCAGCTATGGAACAAATTAAAACAGATAAAGTAGAACTAGATATATATTCAAGTACACAGATATATGGAGATGCATTTAAAAAAATATCTGATAATCAATTTACAGCTTTATATGATAAAGCAAAAACAATTAAAAATATTAATTACAAAGGTTATTTAAATCATAAAGAGTTAATGAAGGTACTGCATACGTATGATGCTTATATTCATCCATCTACCTTTGAAGAAACTTTTTGTTTAGCTGCCATGGAATCGTTAGCAGCGGGCCTTGTAGCAGTGACCACGGACCTTGGAGCTTTGTATGAAACCTGCGCTGAATTTCCAATTTATGTACCTTATTTAAAAGACAAAGAAGCCTTAGCTAAGCAATTTGCAGGGGCTATTGATGTATTGCCTGATTTTGTTAACAATTTAAATACGGATGTTATGAAATTTCAAATGCAGTACTATAGACAATTCTATCATTGGAATGTAATAAAGACATATTGGGAGAGATTTTTAAATGGCATCTAGCGCACCGATAAGTATATTCGTAGGAACACCTGTTCATTCAGATGTATCCATTCATTATTTTAAAGCTTGTTTAGAATTTCAAAAAGAATGTTTTGTTAGAAAAATACCTGTAATGTTTCAGGTAATGAAAAGTAGTTTAGTAACACAAGGAAGACAGCTTTGTGTATCTGGTTTTATGGGAACAAAGGCTACCCATTTATTATTTATAGATTCGGATATATCTTTTAATTACAAAATGATTGAGAGAATGATTAATCATGATAAAGAAATTTGTTTAGTTCCTTACCCAGTTAAAACATTAGACTTTGAAAAAGTTAAAGCAAGAATTCAAGAAGGATCAACATTAGATCCAAGACTTTTAGGCAATCAATATACAATGGCAGTTCCAGATCCATCTAATGTAAAAGTTGAAAATGGACTTATAGAAGTTGAAAGAGGTCCTGCAGGTTGTATGTTAATTAAACGATCTGTTATGGAAGCTTTAATAAAAGAATATCCTGAATTTACTATAAATCAACATACATTAATTGATGGTAAGTTAGTAACAAGAGAACATATGTATAATTTCTTTGACACATATTGGGATCCTAAAGCTAAAACATATACAGGTGAGGATTTTTATTTCTGTAAATTAGCGAAACATGCAGGTATAAAAATGTATGCTTTAGTAGACGAATACATATCTCATCACGGAGAGTTTAGTTATACAGGCAGATTATTAGACGAGTTTAAAAAGACCGAAACATCTACACAAATTGACGGTAAAAATATCAATAGTGACATAGATCCAGCATCGCTTGATATTGCTAAGAGCTAGTAAATTCGTTAAAATAGGCGAGTATATTAATATATTAGTATCATATGGCAATACCAGCATTTTTAATACCTGCGTTAACAGGATTCGCAATAAGCAAACTTACAGG